AGAGTAGCCCCCATGATAATGGAAAGCGTGTTAAAAACACTTAACCATATTCAATTTTCTTATTACAGTTCATAATCAAATTATTTAAAAGGAGTAGGATTCATTTCCTACTCCAATGTTATTATTTACTCAAAGTCACTATGAATGTGGCACTTACTGATATTTCTGATTTTGTGACCGTTATGCTTCTGCCTGTCTTTGATCCGCCTGTTCCCCAACTTGTATCTAAAACACCTGTTTTATTATATTTCTGCCAAGTGCAAGTTAGTCCTGTAAAGAATGAATCTCCCAACATCGCACCATTCTGCCATATATTGACGGTCAATGTTGTTGAAGTATTTCCATTTGTTAGAACATTTCCTGACGGTGACACAATTTCAACGGAATATGGATCAGACATATCAGCAAATGATATAATGTCTGAAACGGATGTGTTTTTTGTCCCACTCGCGGGATCTGTGTCAGTGATTATACATTTGTATGTTGCATAATTCAGCACTGCCGCTGAAGGTATGGTGATTTCATTGGTGTTAAAATTTGTGATACCGTTTGCATTGGCCGTTGTAATGTCTTTCCAAGTGCCGTCAAGAACTTGCCATTTGTAGCTCACATTGCTATTGTCAATATTTGATCCCCTCCACATATCGCAATGTGCTTTCAATGTAGTGGTGTTGCCATTTTTGAATACTGTGCCGTTTGGGGCATAAGCAATGGCCCTAATCTGTTGGCCTGTATTTGTTACTTTGGTGATTGTATAAGTAGCCTTTGCAGTAGTCTCCGCACCTGTTTCAGGGTCTACATAAATAACTGTGCAAGTTATATTAAGTGTTGGTACACTTGAAAGGTTGTTCTTGATTGTAAGTGCATAAGGCGAACTTGTTGCAGCTGTCGCACCATAGTTCGATATTGTTGCAGTACCGTTAATGGTCCAATTTGGCACACCTTTAATTCTCCAAATCTGATTGTTTGCTGTGCCGCTGACATATAATTCAGGTTTAATCACCAAATTTGACGAAGCATAGTTTGGTACATAAGAACTGTTTTCCTGATTGAAAATCTGCGTTGCTGCGTGGTTGCTTGATAAGAAAAGATTGATCGATTTTCCGTCATTTAGGTCAACAATGGTAATTTGTCCTCTCGCGATATTAGCCATAATTTAATTTTTTAATTTCTTTATAAATAATTTTTAATGCTGTCAATGTCTATTATACAGTCAAAGGTGCATCTTCTGATAACATCCTCGTCTTTTAAATGTATTGTGTTCCCAATGCCTTCCTTTGTCTTGTTCCAAGATAGATCAGCCTCTTTATTTGAACTTGTCCTAACCCAACTGAACAAGGATGGTGGAATATTGTCAGTTATGTTTTTCAATCCGCACCATACTTCAGCATACAAGTCCACTTCCCTGTCGTTTACAAGTGTCAGGTTTCCATCAAGAGAAAACACTCTTACATCTATATTGTTTTCTCCCTGATAGGCATTGTCCTTGATGTAATCTTCAATTGTCTGTCCGTCTGACACCTTGAAGTCACCTATGAAACTATTGAAGGCAGCACTGATTACATTTCCCCTGTGTGTCTCCAATTTGTAGTCATTGATGCCTTTGTATTGCACTATTGACGGTGCCTTCAAAGCAGCATCCAAGAATTTGCTGTTGTATGCCGACAAAATGATTGCATTTTGTCTTGTTGAATTATTTCTGTTGCCAAGTTGTAATATTTTGTCACCGACAGATGGATTTGCTGTAGATGCCTTGTCCTTGTCTGAATCAGAAAGAACCACATAGTTGTACAACACGCCATCCATTGTTTCAGTTCCGATTGCAGTGCATAGCCTCCAATAAAAAGTATTGGAGACATTGTTTGACGTTCCGACACTTGCATTAAAGGTTTGGCATACAATCTGATCATTCACTTCAAATTGATTGTATATTTTCTTTTCACCGTCAGTAGCCTTCCAATAACACTTGAAACCGCCGTTTACTGTTATTGCCTTATCCAAAATTGCATTGGCAGGGGTAAGTATTATCTGACCGCCCACTGATTTTATTTCATCAATCACAAGACTGAAAAAATGTGCTGCCTTGGTAACTGTAAGCGTTTCAACTGATATGTTGTTGCTTGTCAAATCCTTTAACGTGGCATTGTCATAAGTCAGTTTTGCACCTGACAGTTCCTTTATGATACCTTTTAAATAATTCAGTTGTTCACCACTTAGATTTGTGACAGTGCCATTGGTTGAAAGACTGTCGGTTGTTTCAATGCTTGAAGATTTGATGTTTCCGTCAACGGTTGCATTTGACTTTACCTTTATGTCACCATTTATTTCAGCACTTGACGCTTTGATACTTCCTTTAACAGTTGCATTTGACTTTATCTTTATGTTGCCACCCACATCGACATCATTTGAAGTGTGCAAGTTATCGGCATTGATTGTTATGTCCTCATAGGTCTTGTTTTCATCCTCGCTTGTTTCAGCGTTTATTTCTGTAACTTGACCTACAACACCCTTAATATCTTGTGTACCATCAAATGGATTTCCATAAATGGTGTGTGTCTCTGCCAATTTCCCTGCCTTGCCACTTGATAATGAATCAACGCCACTTCCAATAACAGCATCATTCACAACACTTACCACACTGCTTCTTTGTACTTGTTCTGCTGTCTTTTTTGAATTGTACTTGTTAAACTTCATAATCAATGTTTTTCTATTAAGGTAAGTGTCTGTTTGTTGCGTTTGTAATCTTTTGAAACGGTGTCAACAATGAAAGTCTTTGGTTCATTTTGAAGACCGTCTATTATTTTATTCTGCAATGTTGTGTATATATAAATATCATTGCGAAGTGATAAGTTCAGTTTGATTGAAGGTTTATGATATTGTTTGTAAATCCTATATACATTCCACCATTCTTGCCTAAGCGTTCCATCACTTTTAACAGTCTTTCCGTCATCATTGTATTCCTCACCGACAACTTCTGCTGACAATGCCTTGTTATAAGTTTTGTCAACGAATTTGTATTTGTCACCTTCCTTTGTTGCAACACAACTGTAATTTGGTTTCTTGTTGTCCCAAGTGTTGATTTTATAACTTATGTCATCCAATTCCTATGTATAATCAGAATCAATGTCCATTGTGTATTTGGTATCAGTGTCTTGATCGTTTGAAAAGGTTGGATCACCAATGAATGCTGTCAGTTTGAAGTTTTTGAGAAAAACCACTGAATGTTTGTAGTACTGCCCCTTTTGTTTATCTGATTTAGTGCTTTTATAAGTAGGGTCAAATGGTTTGTACACGGTCAGTTTTGGTTGTCCGCTTATTGAATGTTCACTTGGTGTTTTGATGACATATCCCTTTTTGTCCGTTCCAATCCTCCAACTTACAGTATTGATAAAATTATTGTCTTTAAACATTGTTTGGTCAGCCCTTCTTTTGTCATCGTTTTCCTCAAAGGCCATATAAGGCAGCTTGAAGGTTGTGCTTGTTGTCGTCCATTCGTCACCGTTCCAATATTGTCCACCCCATTCCAATTTGCAAAGAAGGTAAGTCTGACCTGCATTTATTGCATATCTGCCCTCGCTTATGTCAACTTCACCTTGTGGTATTGGATATGGGTCATCATTAAAATAGTGGAAATTATAACTACCGCTTATGATAAGATAGGCATTCTTACCGCCAAACAATGCGCTTGAATCAGACATTGTTGTTTCAAAAAATGGGTATGATTCGATATTGTCATTGGAAAGGGATCCATTGGGATTGAGCAACATTATATATTCTTCAAAATTGAAATCGCTCAATTCATTCACTTGCAGCCAAGTGTCCAAACTTATTCCTTGATGCAGAATGGGGTCAAAATAATTGGCTTTGAATACCCTGTTCAATTCCTTGACTGAAAATCTTGCCAACGTTGCGCCATACATTGATTTTGTGTCTGTAAAATTCAATGAAGACACACTGTTTGTTATATCATTTCCCGTGCGGTCATACTTGTAGAATTTATAGTTCGGGCTATTATAGTATTTCAATGCAACAAGATTGAATGCGCCATATTTGTGTTTTTGTGGATGCCATATCCTGTCTATCAGCACTTCCATTTTGTCATTGCCGCTTGCAATGACTTCACCATACATTCCGTTTTCTGTGTTTTCAGCACTTTGCAATGTCGGATCGCTGTCCTTGACAATATTGACCGCTTTGTCAAAAGGATCAGGCAACACCTTGTCATAATCATAAAGTTCAGATTTGATTGTCACCTTGTTGTACACGTTACTCAAAGATATTGTGCTGCCGTTTGCTGAATAATCAGTTGACTGTATTGTCTTTGAATTTGACAATGTGACTTTTGAACCTGTCGAATTGCCGTCAACGGCATATTTCCAATATGTGTTGTTGCCACTCTTGATTGCATCATAGTCCAAGAAATAAACATTGTATTTTTCTGCAACGACAGTCAAACCAAGGTATTGGCATATTTCTTCCAATACTTCCTGACAAGTCCAAGCCACGTCATCATCAGTCTCATCTTTTTCTTTCTTGTCAAAGAAATTGCTTTCACTTATGTATATACCTTCCAAGATGCAAGAATCTGATTTGGCGGTCAATTGTGTGTTGTCACTCACATAAAAGTATTTATAGGCATTTGTCTTTGACAAAATTTTATTGATGATATACCAAAAGGATCTTACTTGCTTGTCAGATTGCTTATACTTGTAATACTGCAACGTTGAAAGGGCATCAATACATTCAACCTGTATGTTTTCAATGGATTTTTCAAAACCCATATCATATAGGTTTGGAGTGACATACCCCGTCCACTCCAAATCATTGCCCTTGTACAATTCAACCTTTGTTCCTTGTGCCGAAGGGCTGTACAAGTCAAAATTATAGTCAGGCGTTACAATTTCAACCGTTGCAGTCTGATACTTTGCCGACTTGTAAAGTATGCCATCATCAGATGAATCCATTTCAGTGACAAATGGTGTACCGCTTAGGGTTATTTCCTTTGCCTAAGCGGTATTGCCGTTTGTTGTTATCACAACCCTATACAGTTCGTCACTTTTGTTTTCCCTAAAATAACCTTTGTAAATCATCTTGCTTTGCCCATTTTTTTATTGAAATTGTTAAGAACGCCCTGCAATGTGCTGCCTTCAATTTTGAATTTGACTTCTCCGCCATTGTATGTGTTTGCATCCCCATTCAGCATTTTAAACAGTTTCTTTTGTTGGGAACCGTTCAATATCATCTCGCCTGCGTTCACTTTCGCTGTAAGGAAATCACCATTGCTACTGACACCGCCAATAATTCCGCCTTCCGCATAAGAGCCCACACTCTTCATTGTTGATATTATGGCTGTCAATTGTGCAATGCCCGTTGCGGCAAATGCAAACCAACCAATCGGCCCCAATGCTGCCGCTCTTTCCGATGCGATGGCATAAGAATTGACCATTGTTGCAATTGCCTGTGCCATTGTCCCTGCGACATTCAATTCAGGCATTTCAAAACCATCACCGATACTTGAAAGTGAACTGCCAAACGAACTTAATTCATCGCTTATGCTTGACAACTTGTCTTTAAAGGCTTTATCGTCAAGATTGATTTTTATTGGTTCCAACCCCAACCCTTTTAGTTTTTGGTTGATTTCCTCTATATCAGCAATGGCAGTCGCTTTGTCTATGATTTTTAAGTCATAAAGTTTTTGAATGTCATTGATGGCTGATTCCGCATTCTGACGGCTCTTGTACTTGTCTTGTTGGTCAGAACTAAACTTAAATTCCTTTATGGTGGTGGTGTCCAATATATTGTCAAGTTGCCCTTGCAAATTGCTCTTCTTGATTACAAGTTCTGCCCTTAATTTTATGTTGGAAGTTGAATTTATCTCACTTTCAATCTTGCTTATTTGGTCTCTCAATTCGTTGATTGAACCTACTTCAAACTTGGTTTGGTTGGCAACATCAAATGCTTGCTTGTAGTTCTCTGCCATTTCTTTTGTGGCGGTACCGTTCTTCAAATTCTCCTCATAAATTCTTTTTAATATTTCAGCCCTTTTTTGATAATATTCATTTGTTTCAACCATACCGTCGGTATACTCTTGACTTAGTTTGTTCATTGATTCATTTGAATCAATCAATATCTTGTCGGCCTTTATCTGTTGTTCCTTTGACTTGTAAGAATTTGCCTCTTGCCTTGACAACCTGCCTTCATTTGCCTTTACTTCATAATATTGTCTTTCAGCGGCCAATATTGCTTCTTGCCTTTCTTGTGCCGTGTACAATCCTGCATTGTATTTGTTTTGAATTTGAATCAAACCCTGTTTGTATTGCTTTTCAGCTTTGTTCAATCTGTCGGCACTTGTTTCAATTTTTACCTTTGATTTGCCGCCCTTAATTGTTTTTTTATTCTTTGTGGCAATTGTTCTGACAGGTTTGTCTTTAGTGGGGTTGTCAGTTTTCTTTGTGCTTGCCTTGGTGTCTTCCTTTCCAAATTTTCTTAACCAATCAACCGCTGTTTTTACTTTGTCAATCAAATTTTCAACCCATTTAATGACAGTCTTGATGCTTTTAACCACTGTTTGAAATGCAGTCGTTTGGCTCATCTTGTTGTACCAATTTTTAATTGTCGGAATCATCGCACCTGCAATTGTATCGACTCCAATAGTGATAAACCTTGTTAGCAATTCAAGTGCACCTACAACAATCTTGATTATAAATGCAATTGAAGCAATGGCTTTTTTTAATATAGTAATTGTACCCCCAACAACAAGCATAACAGCTTGGTTGTTTTTCAATGCCTCAATTAAGTGATAAATCGGATCCAATATGTCTGTCACCGCCTTGACACACTCCTTCCACAAAGGCAAAAATGATTCACCAATTATTGAAGTGATATTTGTCCAAGAATTGGACAATTCCGCTTCAGCTGTGCCCAAGCTGTTGTCCGCAATGTTTGATTGTTTTAGCGCGTTGGAATTGTCAAATATCTTTTTTGTGTTTTCATCAATTGCAGCTGACATACTTGCAACATACCTTGCAACGTTGATGGTCTTGGCACCAAAAACATCAGAAACATCCTTCCCCTCATTCATTTTGGCTTTCAGATTGTTCAACGCTTCAGATGCACCCACAATTGACGGTTTCAACTTATCACTTCCTTTTGCTTCCAACAAGGAAAGCACTTGCAGGTATTTCTGTGCAGCCGTTTCTGAACTACCATATTTGGGTGCCAAGGTTTCAATTGCACCTGCCAACTCTTCAAATGACACTTTTGATTCAGCCGCCCTACCCGCATTGCTTATCATTGCATCCGCAAACTCATTATAAGACACCATTCCATTTGTGTGCGCGTTGGATATTGCATTAATTATGTTTGGAATGTCAGATGTACCCTTGTCAAATGCAGTGACCATCAACCTTACTTTCTGACCAACGTTTGAAGCATCTTCACCGACATATTCCATCATAGTGCCAAGACTATCCAATTGCCTAACATATTCGGCAACGCCACTTGCTTTCAAATCCTCATTGTTGGCCCTTGCCATCTGAAGGATTGCCGTTTGGTTGGATGCAATGCCTTTGGCACTGTCTGAAATGCCGCTTTCCGCACTTAGTTGATGTGCCTGATCCATCATTGACGAAACCACATTCTAATCAAACTGTGATTTCATCTGTGTAAATGCCCCACCAAATTCCCTTGCTGACTTTGCACATTCTTCCAATCCTTTTGACAAAGCACCGATTGAAATTGCAGCAGCACCAATGGGAAATGCCATTTTGCCAATTCCTCCTAAAATTCCTTCGACAGTGGACAAGCCGCCTGAAAGACTCCCAAGGCCGCCCATTCCTGACTTGAATTGACCAAATGCTTCCTTTAGTTTTCCAAGATTGGACAAACCTTCCTTTGTGTCAACATCAACCTTGGTGTCTATCTTCTCACCTTTTAATTTCCTTAATTCATATTTGAGCTTTTTTAATTCCTATTTGGTTTCATCTATCTAATTCTTGAACTATGTGTTTTCAAGCATAATTCTTGTTGTAAAGTCAGTTGCCATCAGTTGGTTTTTTTATTTAGATTATCTTCAATTTCCTTGGCCCTTCTCCTAAGTTCCTCCATTTGTTCCTTGCTTGCAGTTTCCTTTTCATCAGTGTCTTCTTCTTCCCAATAGAACGGCATAAGGTCATTTGGGGTTTCTATCTTGCTCCCAAGCATCTTGCTTACAACAAATGATGTCAGCCTGTTTGCCTCCCATACATCCTTATAAGCATAATGTTGGTAATCCAAAACTGCCTTTACTTCATACCATTCCATTTCATCCAATATGTACTTTGGAGGGTATTTCAACCTTAGTGCCAATATGGCATATATCTCACTTACAGTCAGTCTTTTTTTTTGCCATTGTCTTTCTCGCCAACCTTGTCAAACATCTGTTGTTTTGCTGCCACGTCTGCTGTAATTTGGGAAAGATTATTCAATATGTCAGGATTTTCATCCAATGCCTTTAAAAAGTCTTGCCAAGTCAATGTGCAATCAGGATTGCAGGCAAGAATCATCGAATAAAGGAATATGTAATTGTCAGTGACAGTTTTCACTTGAAAAGGTTTGTCCGTCAATTGTTCAAACACAAACAAGGCCCTTATGGTGTATTTCAGCACATAGTCAACTCCATTGATTCTAATAACGTTTTTGTTTTCCATTGTAAAAAGATTAATTATAAAAAAAGCCTTTGTACCCTTGTAATAAATTATTCAGGCACAAAGGTTCCAAATTATTTTAATTAAAAACTGCCAACATTAATGTCCTACCGCTGTCTTGGTAAGGGGCCCAACGCCTGTGAACTTGACGCTGAATGTTGCATATTCGCCATTTGGCGCGTTCAATTCCAAAGAAGAAATACAGGCACTTCCACTATATTTTGGACTCGTTCCTACTGTCCATCCTGTGGCAGCCACATCATCAGTCGTTTCAGCTTTAAGTGCAAAAACCATATCTACAGGTTTCATAGAAACCATTGCATCGAAAAGAGCGTCATAAGTCATACCTGCATTGCCTGTGGCACTGAAAAGGTTTTCCGATGAACCCTCCCAAGATAGTGAACTTATTTCTGAAGACGACCATTTGCCACCACCTTCGTCCTTGTTGCTTGTGTCCTGACTCTCGCCGCTTATCGAAAGAGTGTGGCTTGTTGCCAACGCTATTGACTTTCCGCCAATAAACATCATAAGGTCCCCGCCTTTTATCTTCTTGTTTGCATTACTTGCCATTTTTGTTTAATTTTTTTTATTTATTAATTTAATTGAATCTTAAAATACAGTTGTTGTATGAATGTGTCGTCCATCACCTTTTCATCCCCGTCCACCAATTGAATGTCATCTATGTCAATTGTTCCGAATTTTCCATTTTTTCCTTCAATTGACGCTCTCACATAGTTGGCTATTTCAATTCCTTCGGGGTATCTTTCAGTTGCTATTTGAACATTCACATATATTTGTTCCCCTGTATTGTCTTTGGTTGATTCAGGTACCATTTGGTATCTGCTATAAACAATGAAAGGAAATGTCGTTGTTGTGTCTGCGATAAGTGGGTATATCTTCTTTCCCACTTTCTTTACAATGTCCCCGTTTGCAACCAATAAGGCATTTATGGCTTTGCCAATGTTTAAACTGTCTGACATCATTTGTTGTGCTTTTGTTTTATTTTATTGATAGTTTGCCTTAGTATTTTGTTCATACTGTCAAATACTTCTTTTTCCTTTGCCGTCCTTGCCTTTGCAAAGAAATGTGTTGGTTTTATTCTTCCTCTTTTGTATGTTTTACTTTTTATAGGGTCTTTTTTTATTTTTTCAGCATCCCATTTCTTATTGTTGGCTTTTGCCTCTTTTTTTCCGATGTATCTTTCTTTGGTGCCCTTTTCAAAAAACTTCAGCCTAAAATCACCCATAATGTGGACAATTGATGTCAGCACACCGTTTTCCTTTGTTGTCTTATTTATTACTCCACTTTGCAAGGATTTGCCATATTTAGGATTTTTAACATAGCTGTTCCTAACCGATTGTGAAAGATTTTTCTTAGTTTCTTTTTTAAGGATGTTGCCCGCTTTTCTAAGCGCACTTCTTCTTGCCTTCTCCATTTCCTTGCCGTCAAGATCATTGAACAAATCAACCAATTTCTTGTCATACAACTATGCGTCAATTTCCATCATTCATTTATTTTTTCCGCTACAATTTTCAATAATTGCTTTTGTTTGTCAGGCTCTATTGACAATATCCTCCATTTATGGCCATCCCATACAATCCTATCCGTTTCCTTTATTTGATGGTAAATTCTTGTTGTGAAGATTCTGTCATAATTGAATACTATTTCACCGTTTTCATTTGCCCTGCCACCGTTCTGATATTGCACGTCAGCCCTTGTTCTAATTATAACCTGCCAATCCAAATCGTTAGCACCAAAACCATCCTGTTTGATTTCAGCCCTTTCAATTTCCATTACTTCTGTCAACCTGCCTGCATTCATTTCACTTCAAAATTTCTGTTCAGATTAATTAAATACTTGAAAGTGTAAGGCACTTCACTGATTGTGCCATTGTATATTTAATTTTAATTATTATTTTTGCATTCGTTAACAACATCAAGGAAGTGGAGTAAGACCGATGT